CCCATTTTTATCTTCGTATTCATAAGTTAAATCAACATCTGGTTGTACTTCAGATATATGATTTCTTAATTCTCTAGCATCTCTAGCTAACAATTCATTATCAATAAATTCTCTAATAGTTTTTGTTTCAGAATTACCATCTATAGAAGTAATTACATATTTCATCCTAGTAGATACATTTGATGATGATTCTTTATTTAACCTTTTTAAACCTTTCATTTCAGCTGCTATAGCTTTTTCATCACCATGAGTTAAAAGTTTAAAAGTAACTTCCTTTTTTGATGTTGGTAATGTAAAGAAAAATTTATTTTCATTATTAGATATTAGAGATTCATCAATTGATTTGTCTTCTACATCTGTTAAGTCTATTGTGTGACTTTGTCCATTATACTCAAATTCATAATCTTTTCCATAACCTAAAATACGAGCAGCAATTAATATTGCATTTTTATCTCCTAATAATAAATCATCATAATTAATAGGAGTAACTATAAGTGATTGTAATAATTTATCAATTACAGTTCCATTTTCTATTAAATTAGCATTAGTTAAGATATCTTCTTCTCTAGCAGTCATATACTTCATTGTAATGACTCCTTTAGATAATGGAGATTCTTTTGGATAAAGTAAACCTTTTGAGGGTAATGTAACTTCCTCTGTGGGAAATTGGTGTTGTTGTTCCATAACGTTATTATTTTATTTAAAACTAGTTCGGATATACATATATGTAGGAAAAAAGAAAGCGCCAAAAAGGCGCTTTTTCTTTATAAAAATTATTACTATTAGTAATTTAAGATGGCGTAATCCATTACTATAGTCATTGAAATATTTGCTGGTTGGTCTGAAGTCCAGTCCATATCACCAAATGTAGCATTTTGACAATAAGCACCTTTTAATATCCATTCCTCAACTATATCACCTACAGGTCCTAATGTATTAATTCTAATATCTTTTTTATAGAAATCAGAATAACCATCTCTACCTGTTACTGATTCATGTGATAATCTTACCCACTCCATTACTGCTTGAGCACCTGAAGGTGTAATTGGGTCATATAGATCACATGTAATATTTTCCCAGTTTGCTTTCCCTTTAATTTTTCTTTTCACGTTGATGTGATCAAGAACTACTTCACCAAAAGAAATAGTTGGTCTTTGTATTTTCTTAATAAGGTATGCTGGGATTCCATCAATAAACATTATAAACCTATTTTGTACTTTAGGTTCAAATGCTGTGAACATAGTTTCGTTAGTATCTAATATTGCCATCTTTTTATTTAATTTATTGTTCTGTTATAAATATAATTCTTTTTAACTTTTATGAATCAAATGTTGCTCCTGTTGGTAGTACATTGAAATCTAGTATAATAAATTCAGCTGTTTTAGTTGGTTGTAAGAAAATCGCTCCTACTAACTGATTTCTATCGATTTCAGCCGCTGTGTTATTATTTTCATCCATTTGTACTCTAAAGGCATATAATCCTTGTCTTTGTTGTACTGACTCTAAATATGGGTTTACTATATTTAGGAATCTATTTCTAGTAGCTACTGTATTTTGTTCAAATACTAGGAATCTTGAAGAGCTTGCAATAAATTTCTTAAGTGCTATTAATAATCTTCTAACATTAATTCTATCAAGCGCTGAAGCTTTTTCTTGTAATGTTTTCTGACCCCAAATACAAACTCCAGTTGCTGGGAATGTAGCAATTGGGTTAATTTTAGCATCATATAATTTATCTCTTTCAGATTGATTTAATCTTGTTTTAGCTTCTAATACATTTCCTAATACACCTCTGTTTAGACCTGCTGGTGCGAACCATTCTGCAGCAATTGCATCTGAAGCTGCTATAGCTCCTGGTACTATTACTGATGGTGGCACTAATACTGGTTTATTTATTGAAGTATCTAATACTTTAACCCATGGATAGTAAACTGCAGCATAATTAGTATCTAAACCACTTACTTCGTTTACTGCTGAATTTACTGAAGTGTTGTATTGAGCTAAATCCATTACATAAAACGTATCTCCTCTTGTTTCTACCATATCAATTGCAGCATCTGTTACTGAAGAGTGTCTTTGTTTAATTACACCTGGTAAAGCTAACATATTAATATCGTATTCGTCTTGGTTTGAAAGTATAGTTAGTGCTTTTTTATAAGCTTTTGTACCAGCTTTAGTTGAATTTTCTAAATCAAATCCATATAAATTAGTACCATTTGTATAGCTAGAATGTAATGTACTTTCATTTCCTATAAATTTAACTCTGTGAGTTGGTATACCATCTGTTCCTCCTTGGAATGGTACTGAGAATTTTAACTGATCAGCTGTTGGTCCATTTACTCCTGTTGGATCCAAAGTAGTTCCTAATGAACCAGTAAATAAACTTGAACTTGCGTGACCATTAAAGTTTTCAACATTAAATGCTCCAGCACAGTTATTTTCTTCTGTAGCAGGTAATGGTTTTAAGAAGTTTTTATTGTCATACGATTTATCTTTAAATTGCCATCCTAAATATCCTCTTGAACTATAATCATTATTTGTTGATGTTGTTCTTTGTACTCCTTCGTAAGATGCTGAAGGGAATATTGCTGTAAAAGAATTTGTACTACCATTTACTATACTACCACTAAATACTGTTGAAGCATTTATAGGATCAACTATAGCAGCAAATCCTTTAGGTGATAATTTAGGTGATGTAGCTCTAGCATCTACTGCTGTGTCTACTTCTATTCTAATATATTCTGAAATATTTGGATAATTTCCTTCTAATTCTACTTTTCCTAATGTTTCATTATATTGTGGATATCTATCTCCAATTTTTCTTGAAATATAGTTTGGTGAATCTGGATCTAAGTTACAATTATTATATTGTTCTAATACTAATGGATTTTTATCTGTATCTTCGTATCTTCTCAAAATTACAGAGAAAGTAGAATATTGTGGAATACCATCTATATCTGCTGGTTCTCTTAGATTAGCAATAGAAACTTTAAATTTAGTATTCATTTCTCTACCATGTGATAATGTATGAATTCTAAATAGGTTTTTACTACCTAATGCTTTACCCGATTGGATAAATGGTGTTGAAGCATATGAATACTTTTCAGTTGTACCTGCTAATCCATTATAAGTTATAGTATCTCCTTGAGTTACTAATTGAATTATTACACCATCATCTATAGAACTTGATGTACTTGTTAAATCTTGAGTTATACCATGATTACTAAATTGTGTTCCTGATGTATCTGATAATAATGTAGTTATTTTATTCTTAAATTCTAATTCAGCATATCCTGGGGTTCCTGCGTAAGCATTGACTGCTGTTTTACTATTGTTTGGCGTATCACCTAATAATTTAACCCAATATTTATTACTTGTTGGGGTAAGTGAAGCGTCAAAATTCTTTGTTGTTATTCCTGAACCTGATAATCTTATTTGTATTGTACCATTTACTGAACCTGATGTAATATAAGAAGAACCAGTAACACCATTTATAGTTCCGGTTGCACCAAAATCTAATGGATCAGAAGAATTAGTTAAAAGAGAATTTTTTAAATCTGGTTGTGCATTTGTATTTTTAGAAGGATAAATAGTTCCTAAAATTAATCCTTTATTTGAACCTGAAGGAAAAGCAGCTAACGCTACTACTTCATTAGTACCTGCTGTATAAGTAGCTCCACCGCCACCTAATACTCTAGTTACAGTAACAGATCCTGCGCTTCTTAAATATTCTCTAACTGTTTGTGGAACGAATGTTTCAGGACTTAAAGGTCCGAATTTTCTTTCGTATTCTGCGAAACTAGTTACTACAGTTGGTACAAAAGCTGGTCCTTCTACTGTAGGTCCAACAATTGCAGCACCTATTGCGCCAATTCCTGCTGGTAAAAATGAAAGGTCGTTTTCTCTTGTAAAAACACCTGGTGAAATAATTTGTTCTGCCATCTTATATTTTATTTTATAAAGTTATATCCTTGGTTGGTTCTCGTATAAATATGAAAAAGAA